CAGATTGCAGCCTGCCTAGCATGACTTTTACAGGAACACTTCTTCCATATCAGCCGGAAGCCGTAGACAAAATGTGTGAGCGTCGTAAGATGCTCGTTGCCTACGACCTTGGTCTTGGTAAAACTGTTCTTACAATTGCTGCTATTGAACGTCTTATGGATTCACGAGATATTACAGAACCAGGTCTGGTAATCTGTTTATCTAGCCTTAAATACCAATGGGCTAATCAGATTAGGAAATTTACAGATGGCACTTCAAACCCTTTGGTCATTGATGGCTCCAAAGCTAAAAGAGCAGAGCAATACGCTCAAGCTCTCGACTGGCGAACCTCAAAAGTTGATTACATCATCCTTAACTACGAGCAAGTTGTTAACGACTGGGATTTCATTAAAAAGCTCCCAAGAGGATTTGTAGTACTTGACGAAGCAACGGCTATTAAATCTTTTCGTTCTAAACGTTCTAAGCAAGTTAAAAAATTAAATAACGCGCCTTTCAAGTTTGCTCTCACGGGCACTCCTATTGAAAACGGTAAACCAGAAGAGCTTTACTCCATCATGCAATTTGTGGACGCAGATGTATTAGGTCGCTTTGATATCTTTGACAGTACATTTATTGTGCGTAATAACTGGGGTGGTGTAGACCGTTACCGTAATTTACAGACTCTTCATGAAGTTATGAAAAAAGCATCTGTTCGTAAATCGCAGAAAGATGCAGATGTTGCTCCTTTTCTTCCAGACGTTATTCACAAAGACCCAGTAGCAGTTGTTTTTGATAGAAAGTCTGCAAAACTGTACGACAAAATTCAACGCGACCTTCTACAAGACCTAGATGATGCACAGTCAATGTTCGGCAGTTCTTTTAACATCAACGCTCATTACGGTTTTGAGTCTTCTCGTGGAGGACNAGAGGATGAAATGCGTGGCAAGATTATGTCTAAGGTAGGCGCACTAAAAATGGTTTGCTCTCATCCTGACCTTATTCGCACATCTGCTATTAAGTTTGCCAACATGTCTGGAGAAGGCTCTGCTTACGCTACAGAGCTGGTTAATGAAGGACTATTAGAAGGTGTACATAAATCACCTAAACTTGAGTACCTTGTTCAATATGTTAAAGACTTTCTTGAACAAGATGATGTTAACAAAGTAGTTATCTTTGCTACTTATGTAGATATGCTGGATAAAATAGCCGAACAATTAGGTCCAGACCAATGTAGACTGTACTCAGGTAAACTTGATGCTAAAACTAAAGAGGAGAACAAAATTGCTTTTAACAATGACCCTTCTATTAGGGTTCTCATTAGCTCTGACGCGGGTGGTTACGGCGTGGATTTACCCGCTGGCAATCTCCTCATTAATTACGATTTACCGTGGTCTTCAGGAGCGGCAACGCAAAGAAACGGCCGTATCATCCGAGCATCATCTAGATTTCAGTCCGCCGTTATACAGGACATTATCATCGGAGGCTCTGTGGAAGAACGACAATGGGCCTCACTCCAACAAAAATCAAGCGTAGCGAGCGCAATTATTGATGGTGAAGGTATTGATGATAAGGGTGGAGTTCCTTTAACTGTAAGTACTTTACGCTCATTCTTAACCTCATCTACAGTGTAGAATATACGGATGGCTACACCAGCGAAGACCCCAACGCGTACTATTCGCGTACCTGACGACTTATGGAAGGCCGTACAGAAGAAAGCCGCCTCAGAAGGAGTTACGGTTACTAGCGTTATTATTAAAGCGCTCGAGTCTTACTTGACTTCCTCTTCTAAGGAGTAATAGGCTCGCCCCATACCTAAGGGGGATACATGAGCACAGCTCTTGAAAGCGCCGTACAGCAATACGTTTCTATTGATGATGAGATTAAGCTTTTATCAAAACGCAAAGATGAACTCAAAAAGCGTCTTATGGAAACCGTTGAAGCCGAAGGCGAAGTAGACGGAAAAGGTCATGTAACTTTAGAAGTCGGCGATGTAAAACTTGTACGTCAGCGCAAAACCTCTAACCCTATTGATATGGAAATTGCTCAGCGCATTATTGCTGAAAAACATCTTGAAGAAGAGTGTATTAAGATGATTCCTCAACTAGACTCTGATGCGATTATGGCTGCCTATTACAAAGAGCTTATTACAGAGCAGGAGATTGATGAAATGTTTCCACTTAAAGTTTCTTATGCGTTTTTGGTCAACACTAAATGACAGATGATTTAATTGATGAGATGTTCAGTAGCGTTGATTCGTATTACCCAGGTAGCAAACGTAAACGCCGTGAACCTAAAAAAGTTGAAGTAAAAACCGAAGCACACTGGGACTCTAGGCCCCAGCTTAAACCTCTTCCCAACGGCAAAGAGTTGGAACTCTTTACGGTGGGGGCACTTGCCAGCGCCTTAGGGCGACCATTCGTCTCAATCCGAGTGTGGAATAAAAAGGGTTATTTGCCAAAATCGCCTTACAGACTTCCCACTACAAAAGACAAGAATGGCAACGACCACGAAGGGCGACGCTTGTATAGCCGTGCCATGATTGAATCGGTCATATCAATATTTGATAAGGCTGGACTTCTTCATGTCAAGCGTATAGACTGGGAAGCGAACCGCAATATCACCCAATTGATTGCGGCATCTTGGAGTGAAATCCTTGATGTGGAAACTAAATAATGCCAACTATGCAAACAAAGGATAAATGCACATGTCAATTCAAGTAAATGACGAGTTCGTTCCAGAAACAGATGAATTCGCAATCGAAAACGTCGATGCTCGTCCAGAAGGTCAAGCGCTCGATAACGTAGTACAGCAAGGATGGGCAGTAGCAGCAGAGTCTGTGAAGCCAAAAGAATTCGCTAAGGATTTTAAGATTAGTGAAACGCCTCAACTTGTAAAATTCATTGGGTCCGAAAATGGGCCAATCAAGTATAAGCAACACTGGTTAGAACAAAAGTCTGAAGGACAACGTTCATACACTTGTCTTGAAGGTGTTTGCCCATTGTGTTTGCGACTTAAGGATGTTCCTGAAAAGAAGTTTTTGTTTTCAGTAGCCGTCCTTACTAAGGAAGAGATTGTTCTTACGAAGCTTATTGCTTCACCTAAATTCTTCCAAGCACTACTTTCAGCAGAACATAACCCTACTAGCGGACCATTGCTCAAGAATTATTGGGCGTTGTCACGTTTTGGAAAAATGCAACAAACCACATACACGGTTACTCCTGTTAAGGGACGAGACCTTATGGAAGATTGGGGCATTGATGAAGCTACCGCGGAAGCTGCAATTGCAGAGATGAAGGCATATGACTCTTCATCAGTTCGTCGCTCTTCTGTAGAAGAGTTAAACGAAATCGTTGACGCTTTAATCTAACAATAGATGTAAGGTGACTGGACGTTTAGGCGTCCAGTCATTTTGCTCAGGGGGACTATATGAACATTATTACGACTAAAGAAGCACTTGATGAACTTGTTGAGTACTACCTAAAACAAGATTCATTTGCATACGATTTAGAAACCGTAGGACCATTTCGCGGTGTGACAGTCGTTAATGAAGTGCTGTGGATTTCATTAGCCACACACGGACGCGGTGATGTTATTCCTCTTGGTCATCCTAATGGCGAGTTTGATTATGAATCTTTTCCTCTTTTACCTAAAGGTGAGAAAAAGCTTGCAGAAGGCGTTGAATTAAAAGCCACTGATTACTCCAGAGATAAGAAAAAAGCTATTCATCATTTTTTAACACCACCACCTCAGTTGTTTCCTGCTGAAGTATTTGCCGCCCTTAAGCCACTTATGTTTGGTGAAGGTCGTACGCTCGTAGGACACAACTTAGTATTTGATTTAACATCTATTGCAAAGTACTACGGCGGTGAAGTCCCTACAGGTCCTTACTTTGACACCATGATTGCTTCATTCCTTTACGATAACAAGAACAAAAATAAAGTAGGTCTTGACGCGTGCCTTGCTCGTGAGTTTGGGTATCACATGGTTAAAGGAGTGGGTAAAGAAGTTGAAAAGTATGCTTTTAGTGTTGTTGCCAAATACGCGTATCTCGATGCTAAATACACCTACATGCTTTACACAAGCGTTCTACAGAAGAAATTAGAAGAAGCACAGTTGACCAAGGTAATGAACCTTGAGATGAGCGTACTTCGCGTCTTATGTGCTATGAAGCTTACGGGAGCTCCTGTAGACCGAGACCAATTAGTTATTTTGCATGACCAGCTTGAAATTGACCTTGAGAAAGCTCGCGCTGAGATTTACCGTATTGCAGGTCGTGTTTTTAATATTAACGCTAATTCAGAAAAACAAACAGTTTTGTACGGCAAAAAGGAAGATGGCGGTCAAGGACTTAAGCCTAAACTTTATACAGATAAAGGTATTGAAAAGGATATTGAAGGTCAAGAACTTACAATTTCCGATTATTCCGTATCTTCTAAGGCGCTAGAACCTTACCGCGAAAGTAACGAACTAGCCGCTGCCCTTTTAGAATACGCAGACTTAAATAAGTTGTTAAGTACTTACGTAATCCCTTATTTGGGTGGCGAGATTACGCGTACAACCAACGGCAAAGAGAAGATTGAAGTCAAAGAGAGTCTGTTATTTAATGGAAGAATTCACTGCGACTTCGTACAACACGGTGCCGAGACAGGCAGATTCAGTTCCAAAAATCCAAACCTGCAAAACGTGCCTGCACCTCACACATCGCACGGAAAGTCTATTCGTAACCTTTTCTACGCTCCTGAAGGCTACAAGCTTGTGGTCGCCGATTACAGCCAAATTGAACCACGCGTAATCGCATCTATGTCTAAAGACCCAATTATGATGGACAATTATATAAAGGGCGGAGATATTTACACCACCATTGGTGACACTATGGGAGTTGACCGTAAAGCCGGTAAAGTTTTGGTNCTTGCTATTGCCTATGGCGTAGGTCCCGATAAGATTGCAAGTCAGATTGGTTGTAAGG